CTAGTTGCATTGTAATGTGGTGGATGGTTAACCATATTACTCATCTCTATATTATCTGATTGCAGATTAGCCTGCTCTTCTCTCATTCTTTTCCTCATATACTCTATATGTCCTAACATTACTTTTTACTAAAATCAACTTTAATTACATTGTCTTTATATTTTATTTTTTCACCATTTGCGTCTTCTATCTCATCAAATATTCTTTTGCTTGTATAGTTGAAAGCAAGCTCTGACATACCAAAGTTAAATACCTCTTCACTTTTACCAGTAAGCAATCCAACAAGAACCTCATGTATAATTGATCCGACACTGTGATCCATTTCATTTTCATACTTGTTGCCAGTTGTATCGTATGCGTGCATTTTGAATTTATCATCGCCTACATCAGTGAGTATGATGTAATAATGACCTTTCTTTAAATCCATTTTTTTTACAAATTCTCTTATTTCATCTTCATCCATTTTTAAACCACTCCATAGGTATTGACTTTTCTGCCCACCTGAAGTCGTGCTTGTTGCACCAATCAGCGTAGGTTGTTCGGCTACCTTTATATATCTTATTTCGTGCGTTCATAAATACAAATCGTATATCAAGATCTTTGTGTTGTTGTTTGACCAAAGCCATCTTTACTCTATCTGCCTTGTCCAAGTGACCTTTCGCTTCTATATAAATACCAGTTTCAACTAGATAGAAATCAGGTGTGTAAGTTCTTGGTTTAGGTACATAAAGAAACTTCTTGGATTCATACTCAAACTTGACTTTATTATCAGCCAAACCTTTTGCAAGTTGCAACTCAAACCGTGATCTAAACCGTAATCTTTTCATATCGTTTCTTTCAATCCTAGTGATTGTAGTCGTTTTTTTACGTACCCTGCCAGTTTGGGGGATTGTTTTTCCAATGTAAGGAGTTCTTTTGTTAATTGAGGTATCGGAAGGCATATTACTTTACCTTGATCACTAACATAACGTATCGTTTGAAATTCATTTTCTACTTTCATTATATCTCGTTGTTCAGTGAGAGAGGTGAGAGATCCACTGTCTGAAAAGTTTTCACGAAGAGTAAGGGGAATACCTCTTTCATGTTGACGTAAAAAAACAATATCTCTCCCACCCCCAGTCTCCACATGGGAGTCTATATAAACGTGGTACAAGTCCTCGTTTAATCCTAAAAGATCTATGTGAAATTGTTTAACATAAATAATTGACATTACAATGCTTTCTTCTTCAACTTAGAATACCAAACTTGTGGTGGCTGTTTAGCCTTTGATGTTATTCTGTCATGCAACACTGCATCTTTCCAACAATGTGTTTTGAAGCTACACATGGTACAAGGCTTAGGTAATACTTTGTTTCCAGTTCTTACCTCTTGTCCATCTAGCTTATATGTTTCAAATACATCCTTAAATGGTACTTTGAACTCTAATGACTCATCGGTCAATACTTTAATTCTTTTCTTAGCATCAGCTAAATATTCTTTTCTATCATCTCCTTGCCATTCAGGTGCTTCAACAACGGCAACTTCGCCACTTGATTTGTTTATGACTATCCAACCACCAAACGGCAACCCAGTTGCTTCTCCGTACAGATGACCTTGCATGATGTATCCAAATGGATCATCTTCTTTAATCTTTTCATATCCACCGTAACCAGTGTATTTAAATTTGTATGCCCACTCACTTGCAGACTTTACATCCCAAACTTTCTCTTGTCCAAACTCATCACGTATAATTAAATCTAACGTGCCACTTACATCTGTTCCATCTATCGTAAGCTTAACTGCTTTCTGTTTAGCCACGATATCAACCCCTGCTTGTTCAAGCACAAGCACGGCAATAGACTCTACTATATCTCCAAATAGAAATCTAAATAAAAGGTTGTAGGGTGTTTCTTGTTCGATGCCACGTTTCTCAAGCAGTTGTTGACAGACTGGTCTGCCTAAACCTGACATACGTATCTTATAACTTTTCTCTTTGTTTAGCTGTACAGACACAGCATCTTTGCACGAATTTGCAAAGTCCAAAACGGCTTCAGGGGGAATTGTAACTTCCCCCCTACTTGCACGCTCCATATAGTCTTGGATTTTAAACTGGAGAAGCATTGAAATCGTTCGCCAAATTATCATCTGCTTCTACGATTTGTAGTTTGGATGAATCTCTGCTTTGCTCTAAAACAGATTGATTGGCTGCCTTGACAGTATCAGCAAACTTTTTCATTAACTCCTTATCTTCGTTTGATATATCAGTTTCGCTTTTGAGAGTTGGAACTGGTGTCCAATATGTAACCGATCCTCTCTTTTGCTTAGCCGTTGCCATGTTGATCCAACATTTCTGCATGATCTTTTTCTGTTTGGTTAGGCTTTCAATAAAATTCTTCATTGGCACGAACCCTGACTTTTTAAAATAAGCGACTACTGGGTGGTTCTCAACCTTGACTGCTTCTTTGTTAGCTTTTGTAAAATCGCCACTAATGACACAGTACAACACTTGATTACAAACTGCAGTACGTGATCGCAACTTAACTGGATCATCATCACTTAGTTTCTCTTCTTCTTGTGGAGATAAGCGACCACACTTATTGCCACCCTCTGTATCAGGAAAGTCACCTGACATGGTTGGTTTCTGTACAGACTTGCAGGAGAAGTTTCCTAACTCCTGATCAAAAACGCTCCACTCATAGGTTCGTAATATTGGTCTAATTAAGACTGTCTTGGCGTAGACCATTTCGCCTTCATACATCATCTTCCAATCACCACGAGTGAGTGTCTGACCATCTTCAGTCTCAACATCGTAGTTAATGTTTAGCCTTGAGAGTCCTTGATTAGACTTTGAACTGGTTGTCTGCCCAGTTAAGTTCATCAAAGATTCTATATCATCATTACTGAAAGATCCAACAATGTTATCAATTTCAGTATTCATAGTTTGTACGTTTGTATCCATAAAATTTATCCTTTTCTATTTAGTTTAAGGTTAACGTAGTTTGAGCCTACAGACTTACTTCAGATAAGTCAAGCCAATTATTTCCTATTTTTAATTCTATACCAACTGGCATGTCATATTCTATGCCATACCTACGTTTTGTCTCACTTGGCAGACACAACATAGCTTCAGAAAGCACCTTAATACATTGATCTGTTTCACTCGGATGTACATCAAGAACGATGGAATCATGGACTGTGTTGCATATAACTGACTTCATTTCTTGTTTTCTCATCAGTCTATCTAGCCTTACCAACGCAATAGGCAATAGATCAGCCGTAGCGAACCCCTGAACAGGGTAATTACATATAGCAGTACGATTGGTAGCTGAACCCCACTCTGTCCACCTAGCGTCAGGAAACGAGTATTCTCGACCTGACGGCAATTTAACGAGTTTTGTAGTTACGGCTTCTTTTTCTAACTGTTTGTGCCACTCACTGACTTGTTCATACTTTTCTTTGAACCTTTGATAGTATTGTTGCTGACTACGTGTGCCACTCACACCACCGTACAAAGGTTTGAATGTGTGTGCTTTAGCTTCCTGTCTAGAGCAACCTATGATGGATGCTGTATAGCTATGTACATCTGTACCTTTTTCTACATCATCGTACACTTGTTTATCTTTTGCAAGAAAGCCTGCCACTCTGAACTCTAACTGTGAGTAATCGCCCTCAAGTATTTTGCCACCGTCAAATCTACTTTCAACAACCTTACGTATGGCAAACGTTGAACCTCGTGGCATGTTTTGAAAGTTAGGATTACGACTAGATAGTCTACCAGTTGCAGTTACACACTGCATGAACTCAGGATGTATAAAACTATCATCGTCTACATTGTTCTTCATACCTTCAACAAACGTAGACAGATAGGTACGCAAAGCATTGTATCGCACATAAGCTTCACAGAACTCACGAGCATTACCATCTAGTTCAGATAGCCTATCTTCGAGAGTTACCTTGTCTGTCTTGAAACCTGCAGATGCAGTATCTCTAACTGTGCGTGGAATCAACTTGAACCCTGCCACCTCGCCAGTAGATGTATAGACTACACCTTTGCCTATACAGTCCTTGCATATACGCTTGGCTTTACCAATGCTGCCGTCTTTCTTTAATGGTGTTACTCTCCCTGATCCGTTGCATGGCTTACACTGACGACCAATAGTTTTGTACACGATATCAGTCATTCGTCTTACACATCTCACAAACTCTGTATTCTTCATACGAGTTCGCATCTTTGGTTTGATTGTGTTGCCACGCATCTCGTGTCCTAGATTGAATGTCATTGACCACAAAGCTTTATCTTTTACTTTGCGAGAGTAAAGCAACATACTTTTGTCGTCAGGACTAGCTAGGTTGATAGGTGTATCGCCCATAGCTTCTTTTGCCAGTTCATTTAGTCTGTTCTCCAAGACGTGCATTTCATCTTCATATTCTTTTTCTATTTGATCTAGGGTATTTAAGTTAATCTTCAATCCGTTGTGTTCTATCCTAGATAGCACATCAGTCATTTCAAATGACAGTTTCAGTGTCTGTTTCATATAATTCCTCAAATGTTAAGCCAAAGGCTTCTAGTTGTTTTACTGCAACCTCTTCCGTTGCAATCACGTCTGCTATTCCATATTCTTCTACTATCTCGGCAGGAATGTCGAAGAACGTCTTTCCCTCTTTAAGATACGGTGTAACCAAGTCCGTTTCTTTTTGGGTAACGTTATAGCGTTTTGCAAGAGCATCAAGTGCCAAAGACCAACGCCTTCCTTTCGACCGAAGATATTCTGCAACCATCGTATCATATATCACTCCATCATATTTAAATCCACAAGCACGTAACCACATGATGTCGAACTTTATGTTTTGTCCAACAAGCACGTCTGTCTTGTCTAAGTCATTTTGTATTTTATTTACGGTTTCTGAGTTGTACCACGTATCTTTATCTTTGTGGTAGAAAAATTCATAGTTAACATCTTGGTTTAACAACCACTTCCAACCCACTGATACCAATCGATTATTAAAGTAGGGCAAAGCTGTAGTGCCACCACCTTGTCTGTCCTTGTGAGTAGTTTCTACATCTAAAGTTAACACGTTCATTAGTAGTAAACTCCTCTTGCGATATCTATCTGGGCATTGATCATACCATGCCATCCGTTGATTTTATTTTTAGATATACAGATATGTCTGACCACGTTATCCACTTCACTTGATCCAGTCTTACCTATGCCAATTATTATGTCAGCTTCTCCTGCCTTGCCAGTCTTTGAATTATCTAACATGGCATAGTCGATAAACTGTCTGTCGTGAGCAT